TGCTATCTTTGAATTAATGTAGTAGCCTTTTTTAAGTTCTTTAAGGAGTAAATGAAATGTCAGTAAAAGCAAACACTTTTGGTGTTGGTGCAGCAACCAACATCACGACAGCAGTGGGTGGTAGAGAAGACCTCACAGACGTCATCTATAATATCGCCCCAACGGAAACACCGTTCATGTCAAACATCGGCAGAACTAAATGTTCAGCTACAACGCATGAATGGCAGACAGATTCGTTGGCAACAGCAGCAGTTAACCAAAATCTTGAAGGTGAAGATTACGATTCAGCAGGTCTTGATGCTTCAGTTGTTACAACCAGACTTAGCAACTACACGACCATCAGTGCTAAAACACTGATTATTTCTGGTACACACGAATCTGTTTTAAAAGCAGGTAGAAAATCAGAAATAGCATATCAGGTGGCTAAGAAAGGTAAGGAGCTAAAACGAGACATTGAATTTTCTCTTTGTCAAGTGCAAGCACCTGTTGCATCCACTGGTACCACGACACGTAAAACTCGTGCCTTGGAGAGTTGGGTGAGTAGTAATGTTTCTTCAGGAACCAGTTATGCCTTGAATGGTTCTACTTATGTTATCACCGATGGAACTCAACGGGATCTAACTGAAGCGATGGCTAAATCAGCTATTCAATCAGCTTGGACTTCTGGTGGAGATCCAGAAATGATGCTTTGTGGTGCTGTTAATAAGCAAAACATCTCAAGTCAATTCAGTGGTATTGCCACGATGTATCGTGAGCAGTCAGGAACTGGGCCGGGTACGATTATCGGTGCTGCTGATATTTATGTCAGTGACTTTGGTGAGTTGAAAGTTGTGCCTTCACGATTCAGTCGAGATCGTACTATTTCAATTATTCAGAAAGATATGTGGGCTGTTGCTTACTTACGACCTTTCAAGGTTTATGACCTTGCTAAGACGGGTGACGCTGAGAAGAGATTACTCTTGTCGGAATGGACTCTCGAATCTCGTAACGAAGCAGCTAGTGCTAAAGTAGCTGATCTTAATACAAGCCTTCTGTAATCTAGAAGGTTAAACCAATATTGGGGGGTGTAACAGCCCCCCTTTATACGGAGAATCACATGAAAGAATTTACATGCGAATACAATTGGGTGATGTGGGCAATTGTTATTGTTGGGGCAGTATATCATCACCTTTTTTGAGGTTTAAACGATAATGGCAGATGTTAAAATAAGCGAAGACTGGGGCAACAACATGGTGAAAACCACAGGTTGGGTTGATACAAACACTGGTGATGTCCATATGTCTACGTTTCAAGATATTAACGAAATAGTCAAAAAGAACAGAGCGGATCGTAAGGCTTTTGCTATTGATAAAAATAGCAGTAGTGGTCGTTTTGGTGAGTTTGCTAAAGTAGCTTCTATTCCAAATGTCGTTGTTGACCAATTAATGAAAAGTGGTGTCTGGTTCGATAGGGTTGCTTTTAGAAAGTGGCTTAACGACCCAGACAACCGCCTTTTTAGAACTATAGATTGTAACTTATAAACATGGCTATTGATTCATACACAAAACTAAAAACTTCTGTTGCTTCTTGGTTGGATAGAGATGATCTGACTGATAATATTCCTGATTTTATTAGCCTCGCAGAAGACAGAATAAACAGACATATCAGGGTGCGTTCTATGGAACATAGAGCAGAAATGTCCACTGTAGCGAACCAAGAGTATTATGGTTTGCCTGATAATTACATACAGATGCGACATATTGCCGTTCAGGGTACGCCTAACAATGATTTAGAATATCTTACCCCAGAGCGTTTTGACACAGATTTAATTGGATCAGGAAAACCGAAATATTATACTTTAATTGGTAACGAACTGCGTTTAGGGCCGAAACCTGCTGGAGTTTATACCGTGGAAATGGTGTTTTATAGGAAGTTTAGCCACCTTTCGGACAGCCTCACAAGCAATAAATTATTAGAAGATCATTCAGACCTCTTGCTTTATGGGTCTTTATTAGAAGCAGAACCCTTTGTTAAAAACCCAGAGTCAGCAAAAATGTGGGGTCTTTATTTTAATCAGGCAATTGATGCAATAGCGTCTGCTGATGCAAAAGACAGACATTCTGGTGGTGCGTTAGCTATACGAAGTGACCACAGAGGTATTTAGATGGCAAGTACAACGTGGACAAGAGTTACACAAGTACAATACTGGAGTACCATTAGTAACAACTGGAATACAAATTCAGACAACTGGGATGATAACTGGACTGAATGGAGTGTTGATCTTGGTATGAGTTGGGAAAATATAAGACAAAACTGGAATACCATTAACGAAATTTGGTCTGATTAGGAGACATCATGGCATTAGAATCTGTAACAAACATAGACGATTTAAACGCATCAAATCCTGTTGTGGGTGATCCAGTTAGTGAAGGTGATGACCACATAAGGAACATAAAAACAGCACTTACTACAGACTTCCCAAACATTGGTGGAGTTATGAGTGCGACACATACCGAGCTTAATGCACTATATGGTGTAACAGCAGGTACTGTAGCAGCTTCTAAAGCGTTAGTCTTGGATAGCTCAAGCAAACTAAATACGATTAATGTTGATAACATTGACCTTGATGGCAACACTATATCAACCACCGATTCTAATGGTGATTTATTGATTGCTCCAAACGGAACAGGTGATGTTGATTTTGATGCCTGTTCTATCATGATTGATACAACCCAAGGAATTAAAGACGCAGGTGGTGACGAATATATTATCTTTACTGAATCATCAACCCCAGTTAATTATATAGGAATACATAATGCTGATTCTGCATCTGGGCCTGCTCTAGCGGCTGAAGGTTCTGATTCTAATATCAACTTAAATCTAATACCAAAAGGGTCTGGTAAAGTTGATGTTCAAGGTGGTTTTATGACTTCTGAAACGGCTACTTTAAGTGGTGCAGGAGCAATCCCAATAACGGGATCAATCGCAGAATGGACTACGACAAGTGCCGATGCAGGAACCTTGGCGGATGGAGTGGAAGGACAGCATTTGTTTATCATTCTTAAAGTAGATGGTGGTGTTGGTACACTGACCCCAAGTAACGCAGGTGGTTATACAACGATAGCTTTTAGCGATGCAGGAGATAGTGTGCATCTGCTTTTTACAAATGGTAACTGGTACATAGTCGGTCAAGGTGGACTCACAACTGGGCCATTATCCGCATAAAATAGGAGAATAAAAAATGGCTTATGTAGGCCCGTTTCATAGTGAAACTGCTACTTCTGCAACATTGGATCAAGTGCTGACCAGCGTTGTGAATGTGCAAACAAGAAATTATAAAAGGCTTTTTTGTCTTGTAACTGCTTCAGTACAGGCATTTGACCAGTTTGCGGTTTATGCAAAACCACATTCTGCAAATACAGTCTATGCGACCATAGCTTCAGCTTCAGGGGATTTTACAAGTCCAACCAGCCCGATGTTAGGGGCTTCTGGTAACCTTACAGCTTTAAGTGGTGCTACTGGATGGTTTTACATGGATGTAGAAGGTATAGACACGGTAGACATAAAATTAGCTTTTGGTGCTGACAACGGTACTTATGTCATAGATGTTGGTTTACAGTAAGGAGAAATAAATGGGCTTAGAAAGTGTAACCCACCTAGATGATCTTGACGCTACAAACCCACTTGGGACTGATCCAAGGTCAGAAGGTGACGATCATATAAGAAATATCAAAAGCATGTTGTTGACTGACTTCCCCAATATTTCTGGTGTTGTCTCTTCTACGCATTCTGAACTTAATTTTGTTGATGTCACAGCAGGAGCTTTAACTGCATCAAAGGCAATTGTAGTTGACAGTTCAAGTAAGATAGACAACCTAAAAGTAGATAATTTAGATATAAATGGTAATGCTATTACATCAACAGACAGTAATGGTGATGTCACCATCACGCCTAACGGGACAGGGGATTTAATCCTAGATGGGTTGAAATGGCCTCAAGCCGATGGTTCTGCTGGTTATATACTAAAAACAAACGGTTCGGCTCAACTCAGCTGGGTAGCAAATCTTGCAGAAGACTGGGCTACTAAAACAGATGGGACAGTTGCAAGCAGTGAATACTCTTCTAAAGCGTATGCTATAGGCGGTACAGGTGTAACTGATACTTCAGGTAAGGGTGCCGCTAAAGAGTGGGCAACTAATGCAGAAGATGACACGGTAGACACATCCGAATATTCAGCAAAACATTACAGTATAAAAGCGAGTGCAAGTTCTTCATCAGCGACCACTTCAAAAAATGCAGCCGCAACATCTGCCACGGCATCGGCAAGTTCAGCCACAGCAGCCGCATCCAGTGCGAGTGCAGGTTCAACCAGTGCTGCGGC